GGCAGAGTTCTGCCGGAGGACGACGTAGGCGCCCTCACGGGCTGCCCACGAACGCGATCCGAACAGTAACTGTGCGTTGGCCAGCGTGCCCGGAGGCAAACGCTGTGCCAGGGTGGTGTAATTTGGAGTGACGGTGGGAGTAGTGGCGATGGTAGTGTACAAGTTCTGTTCAGTGTAGCTATTGGGCATACGCCAAGCAGTAACTTGACCCTGTTTGTAGATATCGGCCGTGGTATTAACCACCTCAAAGCCACCGGCAATGAGGCGGCAGTTGCCTTTCACATACGACGCGGCCGCGACACCACCGTATTGCACAGCTGAAACTATGCCGGTGTTGTCGACTGGCCACAGTTGCTCACCCTGAGGGCCCGCTGTGTACGACAACCCCCCGATTTGGAATGGGTTAGTCGTACTCGCCGTAGTGAAGGCACCAACGTCCGAAACTACAGTAACATCGTTCATTACCTGCTCACACAAATTTGGGAACATCACCACAGAACAATCCCAATTCGACCCTGACGTAACCGACGAGGGCACGGTGATCTGAATCTGCTTCTTGACCAACTGTACAACGGTCGCTGAAGTGAGCAGATCAGGGTACCCTGCAATCTGTATGTCCGAGTCGTGGAAAGGGTCAGCGGCTGCTATCAGCCAGGCTTTCCCCTCCGAAGTAAGGTTCGAGCTTTTCTCTAATCTCGCTAAATCTGCGTATATCTTGCGTGTGGTATTCGCGGTACTCATGACAAGATATTTCATCGGGGGCTGCATTACACGCGCGGCGTGCCAAGCCGTACTTCACTGCACTACGCGTGGGGAACATCATTGAAGAATTAATCCCGAGGAGGGCTGTGTAACCACGTCACAAACAAGTTGTATGCGGCGTGGGCAGCAATTGCCAATGGGAGGGGCATCAACTGACAGGCCACGTGCACCCCTGTGCTTACGACCCGTCGCCGAATGCCACCCAAAACTCCTTCCTCGTCTATCGCGTCCACCAACTCGAGAGCGGCTATGCCAATCATAGCTGGCCAGCCGACGTAGTGCTTCGTGCACTCCTCAAGAATGGGCGTCAACACCACGGTCCCTACCACGTCGAGTGTCTTGATCAGACTCCCCGGACTCAACATGGAGGCCATGTCAATCCCGACATCCACGTCTAGGATTGCTGTCAACGCGGGATGCC